GATCGGGTTCCGCTTAATCGTCAGGATGTGCGCGGCGAAGCTTGCGATATTCGACACCGCGGCAGCCACCTTCCCGGCGGCCCAGACGCCGATCAGCGCCTTGAAGCCCGCCTCGACCTTGCTCCAGTTCTTCTCATCGGCGAACCACTTGAGCGCGTCGGTGATCTTTTCGAGCACATTGCCCAGCGCCCGCGCGGTCGAATCGTCGCTCCCTTTGAGCTCCTCCGCGAGGTCATCGAGCAGTTTCAGCCCTTCCTGCAGGGCATCCCTCAGGTTTGTAAAGATCTCGACAATATTCGCCTTGACCTTTTCCAGCGCGGCCTGCTTGTCCTCCTCGCTTTCCGCGTTCAGGTACTCATTGAAGGCGTCGAGGATGGCGTCGATGTTCCCGGATACGTTCATGAAGAGATCGCCGAACAGCTTGATCGTGGCCGTGTCCTTCAGCCGCGTCCATTTTTCCTCGATGCCGTTGATCTTATCGTAAAGATCGCTCATCCGCTGGATGTCGTCTTCCGAAGGCCCGAAGCCGCCCTTCTCCGCGTCGAATTCGTCCAGGCTGTCCTTCACGGTTTGCCAGTCGTTCGCGAGGTCGAACATCTTCGTCGCGCCGCGTCCGAAAATCTCAAATCCGGCCGCGTTTCTGCTGGACGTGCTCATCTGGCTCATGGCGTCCATGACAGCCATCGCGTACTCCCAGCGGTCGGAGTATTCGGCTCCGCTGACACCGGTCAGGGAGGCGATCTTCTTCTCATCGACCGAGTTGATCTTGGTAACCAGCTGGTTCAGATCCTCAAGAGATCCGCTCGCGCTCCGCACCGCGCCGGAATACTTCTGAATGGTGTTGACGTCGGTGTTCCAGTAACCGGCAAGGTCTACCACGTTGTTATACTTAGCCGCCATAGCGGTCATCTCTTCGACCACCACGGACACGGCCTCCCGGATGTGGCTGACGGTGTTAGAGAACAGGTTCTCCAGCGTGGAGGATACCGCTTCGCCCGCGTCTCCGATCTTGCTCAGGCTGTCCGCGAGGCTGTTCGTCGCCACCGCGCTCAGGGCGGCGCTGTCCTCGATGCCCTTCAGTTCATCGCCGGTGTCGGCCAGGCTGTTCTTCATATTCGCCAGGGCAGTCCTGGCGTCGTTCAGCTTCTGTTCCCACTTGGCAATCGCGTCTTCGTTATCGCCGTATTTCTCCCGGACTTCCTCCAGGGCGTCCCGGTAGGTCTTGACGATCCGCTCCTGCTCTTTGATCTGCTTCTGCAGGCTCTTGACGCGGGCCTCGTTCTTCTGCTGGGCCGTGGCGTTGTTGCCCATTTCGGCAGTCTCGGCCTTCAGCTCGCTTCTCAGGGTGCGGAGGTTCCGCTGGGCCTCCCTCAGCGCCGCCCGGTATTCCTTCTCACCGTCCAGAACGATTTTCTGCCGGATGTCGTTATTCGCCACGTTCTCAGCTCCTTACGTTCCCATAAGCTTCCGGGGCAACTTCAGACCGGCCATCCTGCCGTCATAGGTCGCCCGGATCTTGAACATATCCATAATGAATCCCGGCAGCATCCGCCGGGCATCCTCAACCCGAATTCCGGCTACGAGAGCATATCCGTAATATTCCCGAACCCGCGTCCCGCGCCGGTCTTTCAGTTTTTTCTCTCAATCTCTTCCAGGTAGACGTCGTGCACCTCATCATCCGCGGCGCCTCCGCCGGTGGTCTCGCTCTTTCCGGCTTCCTGGATCGCTTCCTGCACGGCCTTCGCCACGCTGGCGAAGTCTTCCATGCTCGCGTGCTTGATCTCGTCCCCGGTGACGGTCTCCTTCTCGCCCTTCCAGCTCAGCCAGCTGTTGGCCATCACCCGGAAAAGCGTCCGGGTGGCCTTCACCTGAGCGCCGTTCTGCATCTCCGCGAAAGCTTCCTTCACGGATCCAAATTCGTCCTCGATCTGCTCCATTGCGTACAGATCCATGCGGAGGTTGTATTCCTTCCCGCCGATTGTTACCTTAGCCATGTTTGTCTGTCTCCTTTCAGAATGCAAAAAAGCCGGAGCGGAGGATCCTTCCCTCCGCCCCGTGATGGATGAATGATCAGCTGATGCCGGCCTTGCCGTTCAGCCAGGTGCGAACCGCCGCCTCGGTGGCGTCGGTGTCGGTGTAGTAGAACTGCACGCTGCCGGAAGCCGCCACCTGTACGCCCAGGATCTCGCCGGTGAGCGTGTCGGTGGAGAATTCGGTGGATTCGCCCTTCGTCCGGGCGGAGTCGTTCTCCTGTCCGAACTGTACCTTCGGGAACCAGTAGCCCTTATAGGACTTCGTGCCGCCCGCGATCTCGCAGACGATGTAGCCAAAGCCCACATAAGGCGCCTCATCCTCGGTGACGGTCAGCTGCTTGCTGGAGACCGTGTAGCCCAGCAGGGCCGCCTTCACATTGTCCGGGAGCTTCGCCAGCTCAAGGCTGATCTGGCCGCCCGTCATGCCGTTGGCCCGCTCGACCACGTGGTTATCCGCGCTCAGCTTGACATCGTCCCGCGTGAGCGTCACGTCCGCGCTGATCAGCATATCGGCCACGGTCGCGCCGCCGGTGTACGTGCAGGCGCTTCCGCTTCCGCCGCCGCTCAGGGTGGCGTAGGTGAGGCCCTTCAGACCAATTCTCGCCATTGTCTTAACCTCCTGTTACTTGTTAATCTCTTGGATCAGCCGGTCGCTGGCTTCCTGCATGGCTGCCGATACGACTGACTGCATTTTGTTTTTGTTGCCCGTGATGAACTTGTCGCCGGATTTCCGGCCCTTCTTCTTGCCGCGGCCGTAGTTCGTGACAAAAGCCTTCACAGCATTGGAGACGCCGCGCCGGTCATTGCCCTGCGGATAGACCTCCACCCAGGCGGAGTTCAGATCCTCATGGTATTTCGCCGGTGCCACCGCGCTCTTCATGTCGCCGGTGACTACATGGTGATAGGCTTCGACCATGTCCTGCATGGCCTTTACACAGGCATCCGCGCCGCTCATGACCACGGTCTTCACGCCGTCCCGGCCCAGCTGCTCAAGCTGTCCGTCGAAGCTTTCTCCGCCGCTATATTCAAACTTAGCCACTGACCTCACCAGCCTCTTCCCACTGCATGGGCCCGATCATGTCGACCGTCCACATCCAGTGATTCCGGTTGATATCAAAGGCGTATTCATGCGTCGGCAGGCTGTAGCCGTCCACGACCTCCAGCAGCTTATCCTGCACGGCCTTGATCCAGTGATCTCCGCCGCCCGCTACGTACAGATGAACCGTCAGCCGGAAGACCTGCTCCAGCATCCGGTCATCGGCCCACAGCGCCCTGCTCTGGCCGGTCAGCTCCACCACGCCGTAATCCTCCGGCGCTTTGTTCACCCAGGCGTCACGGACGAAGCTGATGCCCTCGATCTCGTTCAGCTTCGCCGTGAGGATATCCGCCGCGTCGCGGGTGACGGTGCTGGTGACGGCTAAGGTCTTAGTCCGTGCCATTTACGTCACTCCTCTCCGCGGTCAGCTCGATCCCGCCGTCGTTGGTCAGATACGTCCGGACGATCCGGTATTTCTGCCCGCGGAATCTCAGGAAGCGCTCATTCTGGTAGTCATCCTCCAGCGCCAGCTTGAAGACGTATTCCGGCTGCGTGCCCGCGTTGAGAGCTGTATAAAACTCCGACCGGGTCACGCTCCGGATCTCCGCGGGAATCTCCCGCGCGTCTTCCGTGATCGCCTCATGGACGCCGTGAGCGCTTGCGTTTTCCGTAATCAGGGAAACCACGTCCGCTCTTACCATTACGCGCCTCCGCTGTAGTCCGTATACTCGGCGGCATGCATCAGCTGGCCCTTCTGGAGCTCGTAGCTGGCCTGCAGGCGCTCATAATCGTCCGGGCTCCGGAAGTTGGCCCGTACGTAGGTGAAGATCGCCCGCTTGCACAGCGCGTCCGTCAGGGTGCTGGTGTCCGTCATACTGCCATCAGCCTCCGCGAAGGATACAGTGCCGGGAAGGATCACGCCGGCGATCTCCAGATCTTTCGCGGCGGCCTCCATCAGGGAGCACAGCTCCGCGTCGTATACGTCCGCCACGATGGCCAGCGCCTTTTTGCATTCCGTAAGCATCTATATCACCTCACAGGAAGAAGGGCGGAGGCGCATCGGCCCCCGCCCGGTTTGGTTTACTGGCTCTGATTAGGAAGCCGCCTTGGTGAAGCGCACCAGGCCGACGCCGGTGGGCTTGCCGTCGCCCAGGGCCATGCCGCGGAACACGGTGGAACCGGTGCGGAAGGCCACGGACTCATCACGGTCAACCGCGATGTCCTTCGCAAAGTTGAAGACATAGCCTTCCTTCAGATCGCCGAAGATGATGTCAGTGCCGACACCGTCCTCGATGATGACCGGGAAGCCGAAGATGTTGTACTTCGCAGGCGCCTGAGGATCGGCCACCACGACCGGCTGCTTCTGGGTCGTCTGAACGTTCAGCACATTGGAGTAGAACGTGGCGCGGCTCATCACGAAGCTGGCGTTCGGATCATACTCAGCGGGCAGGGCGGCGATGATCGTCAGGATGTCGCTGTAGGTGATCGCAGCCTTGGTGTAGGTGCCGGCGGCGGTGATGCTGGTCAGGCCGGTGGGCTCGGTGGTGCCGGCGCCAGCGGCGACCTTCGCGGCAGCCAGGCGGAACAGCTTGTTGGCCAGACGGTCAACCAGCCAGTCCTCGAAGGCAGGCACGGCCATCGCGGCAACGTCCGCGGTGATCTCCACGGTCTTGATCAGCTTGTAGGCAGCCAGAGACACAGGCGCGAGGGTGTCGGCGCCGTCGGTGGCAGCGGTGCCCATGGCGACCACGGCCGCGGCGTTGATGGTGCCTTCAACGGGCAGAACCACGTTTCCGGGGATGTGCATCACATCGATGGCGTTCAGGATCGGGTACAGCTCCATCTTGCCCCAGATCTTGTTCGCGGTCTCAGTGGGGATCGCGGCGGTCGCCGTCACGGCGGCCCGCTCTTCAGCGTTCAGCTCTTTGCCCTGCAGATTCCGCAGGAACGCGTCGCGATACTCAGGGGAATTGATTTCGTAAGACATTCTCTTGTCCTCCTCTTTGATGATTTTTTTGCCAGGCTTCTCAGCCATCTCTTCAGCCTTCCGGGCCTCTTCAGCCGCGGCGGCCTTGCGGGCATCCAGCTCCGCCCGGATTGCTTCCATCTCGGTGATCCGCGCTTCCAGGGCGTCCTCATCCAGCGCGTCCCGCTTTTCCGCGCCGGTCTCCTCCGTCAGCTCCGCCAGTCTGGCCTGCAGCTGTTCGGAGTTCATTTCGTCAAACTTCATCGTCTGACACCTCCGTGACTTTTTTCAGCCTTTCCAGCAGTGCCGTCCGGCGCTCCTGTCTGGCCTTCGCTTCCCGATCCTCCGCGGCCTTTTTCCTCGCGCTCTCCAGCGAGGCGCGTACACTGTCCAGTGACTCGCCTTCGGAAGCGGCCTGAATGTCGGTCTGCTCATACGCCGGGAAGGCCACGGCGGAAACCTCATAAACCTTGCGGATGCTCATGATCGTCCGCTTTGGATAATCGGTATCCATGTCCTCCCAGATATCTTTATCCGTGTCCACCGTGAACATAAAGCTCATGCCGCTCATGTCACCGCGGCGGACGGCGGAATAAAGCGCTTTCGCCTCCGCGTTGTTCTCCGTGTCGAGATCCACGCGGATCTCCATGCCCCGGTCAGTGACCGTCATCTGCATGGTGCTGTTTTCGTTGTTGTTCCTCGACCGGGCCAGCGGGATCATGCCGGTGTTGTGGCCCACGAGGAAGCGCACATCCTTCAGATCGCACCCGGCCAGCGCCTGGTGGTCGATCCGTTCCTGATACCAGCCCATGTCCGTGGCCTGATCGAACACGATAGGCGTGCCGGTGATATAGTTGCCGTGCTTCTCATCCTTTTCAGCCCGGATCTCGAAGCTGAAGGCTCTGGTTTCCTTCTTCATTTCGCGTCATCCTCTCCGTCAAATTTCCAAATGTAACCGCCGTATCTTGCCGTCCGCCCTCTGCAGCATCTCAATATTCCACTATGATCGAGATCAAGCATTTTCGCGGCGTGCCTTGAGCTCCTAAAACGTGCAACAACATTTCCGATGTCATCAAAAGCGATAACCGGCGTTCCCTTTACTCCACCGACATCCGGCTCAGAATCAAACTTATTGAAGGCATCATCATCAAAACGCCACACAAAGCCGTATGCGGTTTTTTTAGCCCCGCAACATGTCGCCGATACAACTCGGAAAGTCCCTCCGACGGAAGCCGCAGCGTCCATAATGGACGCATGGATACGGATGAGATTTCCTTGTCGGTCATATTGCTTTACACGTTTTTTGTGGGCCTCGGAGATCTTTTTGTTCTGCTCATCTGTATTTTTAAAACCGGATCGATTAACCACTCCGCCGGGAAGAACGTTATATCCATGCTCCGGATCAGTGCTCTTCATCAGCTTAATTAATCGCTTTTCCAAACTGTCGGCTTCGGCTTTTGACAATTTGCTGGCGTATACATCGTGCTGAACGTTTTCCCAACCAAAGTGATCAACCGCGGCACGAACAGGCTGAGTTTCTGAGTACCCTTTGCCGCATGCCCATCTTCGTTCAGGCTTTTGTTGTGTTTGCCCTATGTACCGCCTTCCATCCGGGAAGGTAAGTACATAAACACAAAAGTTGTCATTCATCTTCATCCGTAGCGCCGCTATCTGCCGTTCCTTCCTTGCCTTTATCGAGAAGGTAATATTCTCCGCGAACAGGGCAGTGCTGTCCGGCGCCGTCCGGCAGGGGAGCGTAGTTGAAAAGCTCCCGGATCTCGTCGATCATCAGGACGCCCCGGTCACCCAGCTCCTTCGCCATGGAGATCTTTGAGGCGATGGCCATGTACTGGAGCCGGTTGGCCGTGAATTCGATCCGGTTCCCGCTGTTGATCTCCCGCTGGGTGAAGACCATCCGGGTCATCGCCTCGCTGAGCTTAATGGCGAAGGTCTCGATGCAGCCGTTATAAAAGGCGTCCAGCTCATCGCCGACCGCCTTGTTCTGCAGGACGTTTTCTGACACTCCGAAGTAATTCATGACGTTGTCCCGGATCAGCTTCATCTGCTCCGGATCGACCTTGTAGCCTTCCTGCCTCAGCTGCTGGATGTTGGTGTACTGATTCCCGAACAGCAGCAGGCCTCCGGAAGAGCCCTGGAAGTTGTTCTTGTCGAAGCGCTCCCGCTCTTTCCGAAGATCCTCATCGAATGCTTTGTTCTGGAGCTGGGCCATGAAGCGGAACGTGGCGGAGTTTTTGACGCCCTCCTGGATTCCCTGGTTAATCATGCTCACCAGTTCCATCGTGCCGGATAGGGCGCTGTTCTTTTCGCCGAAGAAGTCATCCTTCAGCTGGTGCTTGACCACCAGGCCGATCCGATCCAGCGGAACCGCTTTCTTCTTGCCTCCGATGAAGGTGAACTTCAGCCACGGCTGGCCGCCGTTCTCGATGATCTCGCATTCACTGGGCAGGGCAGGGAAGAATCCGCTTGTCTCTCCGTAATCGTCCTGGAGAGGAACCACGAACAGATTGTTCTGCACCTCGAAAATGTTGGAGCACCTTTCGAGGAACTGGCTCCAGGTCTGCCAGGGATTCGGTGCGGATCTTGTCGCTGTCCACAGCCGCGGCCTCGCGGTTCCGGTCATCTGGTAAGATAGCTTCGCGGCGTGCCGGGCTTTGGCATCCACCGCGGCCCTGACAAGCTCGCTCTCGTAGATCTGGCCGCCCCAGCTCCGGAAAGCAGGCTGGTAGGCCGTCAGCGTCTGATATCCGCCTCCGCCGCCGGTGTCCTTCCGCCTCCCGAAGAGCGCATCAAAAAGTCCCATCTCGTTCACCTCTCGTTGCCCAGCTGGGCAGCCATTTCTTCGTAGTAGTTATGCCGCATGCAGATTGCGTCACTCAGCGCCGCCATGCCGTCAATGTGGTTGCGCTGGTTCATTTTGATCAGCCTCCGCCGATTCGTCCCTTCCTCGAACTTCAGGGCGGCGTCGAGCATGTGCACCTTCATCAAGTCATTGTCATCGCCGCACCGGAGCCGCCCGTCCTTGATCATGCCTTCCATGTCGATCAGAACGCCGGTCAGGTTGCTTCCCTGGCTGACGCTTTCCATCTGGTAACCGTCAGCTTCCATGTCCTGGACAAGGTAGGCAGCCGAATATCGGTCAAACCCTATTTTCAGAGGCAGGATCTCGTACTCGTTTTCCAGCATCCGGAACCATTCATGGACGGCGTGATAATCCACGGTATTCTCGCCGCAGATCGTCAGCAGGCCGCGCTCCGCATAAATCCGATAGGGGAGTCCGTCCCGCGCGGTGGCTTCCTCCACCTTGTTCGCCGGCATGAAGAACTGTGTAAAAAACCAGCTGATGCCGTCCTTCTCGATCACGATCACGGCGGCGGTCAGGTCAACAGCCAGCGACAGGTCAATCCCGCCCAGCGCGTAACAGTGCCGGAAGTCCACGAAGGTCTTCCGGTTCGGCCGTCCCTCTTCGTCCAGGAAGCATTTCCGCACATCCTGCGCGGTCAGCCATGCCTGGGAAGAATTCTGCTTGATGTTGCAGTACTTAGTGAGAAACTCTGTTTTTTTCGACAGGCTTCCCTCCGCGACCGCGATCTCTTCAAGCATATAATCAACGCTGACGGAGACGCCCAGATTAGGATTAGCCTTCTTCAGCTCGTTGATGTCGTTCCATTTCTCCACATCGTCGATCATGTACAAAAAAGGCGCGAGCCGGTTTTCCTTGCTCGTGCCCATGATGACAGCCGTGGATCTCTTGATCAGCTCATCATAAATACTGTCGTTCTCATAGCCCGCCGTGCTGATCCCAAACATTAGCGGCTGATTGCGTGCGCCAAGTGCGGACTTAAAAACCTCATACTGCTTCAGGCCGGCGTCGCCGCGCCAGCTTGCCAGCTCATCCAGGGAAACGTAGGACGGATTCAGGCCGTCGGTCTTCTTCTCGCTGAATGCCACCGGCATGGCGCTGGTGTTGCTCTCCGCGACATACACATCCGTCCTGCGCTTCTTCGCCATCGTGCTCAGGACTGGATCCTTGGACAGCATCTGAAAGTAAGCTTCAAACGCCAGCCGGCTCTGATCGAGCTTCGGAGCGATGAAGAAGATCCTGCCGCCATACTCGCCGTCCGCGAAAGTCATGTAGGCGGCTATCGCGGCATCAAGCAGCGTCTTTCCGTTCTTCCGGCCCATGACCACCAGGCACTCACGAAACTGCCTCAGGCCGTTCTCGTCGAGGATCCCGAAGATGACGGAGATCAGCGCCTTCTGCCACACCTCCAGCCGGATCAGCTGAGGAGCAAGCGGGCCTTCATGGTGCCGGCAATATTGCTGAATGAAAGCTATCGCTGTGTTCGCCTTTTTCTGGCTGAACGTGAAGCGCTTTTCCTCCAGCCCATGAACGATGTACTCATACCACTTTTCGATCCACTTGCCGACCGTCACGGATCCGTCTTTGATTTGCTGGTAATAAATCAGGATGTAGTTCTTAGACGTCATCCAGATTCAGCTCCAAACCTCCGACCTTCTGAACCTCCGCCGGGATCATGTCGTTCAGCTGCTTGATGATGGACTGGTAAGATTTGTTCGCCGCCGTATAGATCCGGCTGGCCGGGCGCTCGCGCTCGTAAGGCTCCTGATCTCCCTGGCTGAACAGCTCGACCTCGCCCTTCTCGCTCAGATCCTCCCACAGCGAATCGCACCGGACGCGGAGCCGGGCCGCTTCAGCGATCAGTCCCTGCGCTAAAGCAAACTGCTTCGGAGGAAGTCCCCGGTAAATCTCCGTTAGTCTTTCGATTTCCTGCGGAACGGTCAAACCTTTTTTCACGGCCTACTCCTTTCTGCCATCTCTGGCTAAGTCCGCTTAATTAGGAGGGGGTCACACATGGCCCGGTCGGTTTTTTGTGTC